GTTTTGAGTGGAGCGGAGAGGCCAGCTAACCATACTACTCCAAAGGCCGAGATTTTTTATGCCAAGCACAAAAGCGTTAATTTGTCCTCTTGCCACTTGGTCAGTTACGCCAGCGGTTGCAAAAAACGCACTTGCGTCTGGGTCGAATCCACCACCAAAAAAACCCTTACGGTTAAGGATTCCGCTTGTGGCGAAGAACCCCACTTATGCCTCCAAAATTGTGAAGCAAGAAGCTGTGACGCTAGACAACAAATTAATAGCTCCAGTTGGAATGTAGCTACCCTCAAAGGTTAGGCCGGCGCCCGCTGTAAGCTGGATGCCTTGGGTTGTCGTAGGGGTAAAACCAACTCCGACTGTAATTACATTTGAGGCCGTGGTTATATTCTGAATCAAAAGATATTTACGACTTGAGTTTGTTACGGCAGATGTTGCAAAAGCCGTGTTGGCAGTAGTGACAGAGCCAAATCTTGTCGTTAGAGAGCCGTTAGATGAGTTGGCGGTGACCGTCCCACTTATCGCAGGGAGCGATCCGATGGTGACTGTGCCAGAGATGGGGAAATCACCACCAGCGGTATCTCCATCAGATGTTCTGAAATAAACAGGAATTCCAGCACCATCCAAAATGCTTACATTAAGGCCATTTGATAGGTTTCCCTGCAAAGTAATATTATTTCCTATTGTTACTGTGCCCGAAGCCGTGACACTTCCAATCTGTGCTGTGCTTGCTCCGAGAGTTACCGTTCCCCCGCCAATCGTCACCACGCCGATGCGGTTTGTTCCCGTGGGGAGGGCGGGAAGCGAGCCAACCGTAACCCCACTTGCTCCAAAAGCGTTTTTACCATTTACATCAAAAACTAGCGACCCAACAACATTCCCATCAGCTATTGTGTCGCTCTCATTATATATAGGAAGATTACCAGCCGTCACCGTGCCAGCGATCGTCTGTGTCCCAGTTGGGTTGGCTGTGACAGAACCAGCAACATAAACCGGAAAGCTAGTCCCACCAGTTGTCGCAACTCCCCCGACTTTAAGAAAATAGTGAGAACCATCATATTGCAAAACATTAGTTAGGGTGAAATTGTTTGCCGTCACAGTTCCACCAACAAGGCCAAAGGTTACGGATTGACTATCAGGGAAATTAAGAACAGAGACGCTACCAGTAACTGCCCCAAAGGTGGTGGATTGGGAGGCTGGGAAATTGAGAACTGATACTGACCCAGTAACGCTAGGCGTTCCTGAGATAGAGATTGACCCTATACACACGCTTGTTCCGCTAATTGCACTTGTGATGTTTGCGATGGCTTGGGTTCCTAAAGAGACAACCGTATGAGCTGGGATATGTTGCCCACTCGTTACAATGGTAGAAAGGGTGGTTGCCGACTGGTTCCCGTCTAAAATGGATAGTGCCATATCTCAATCTCCTTGTTAAATCGTGCCGAGGTAGAAACTGTTGCGAATTTCTGAAAAGTCATAATTACGCAATCCGTCAGCATTTGCATCGGGGGTTACTATAAATGAAAGCGTAAGCCCCCTCTGCCAAGCCCTTTTGTCGGCTCGGATTGTGGGGGATTGGGATGTTATTCTGCCCATAAATACCTTCAAATCTGTTACATTGTCTTGAACCTTTAGGGCTAAATTGTTTGTATTCGCATATAGGGCAGAAAAGATGTTGTAATAATTGTCATCGAATATGGCTTGGGTGGTTCTTGTGGCTGAATCTGAATAGTTAAGCTCTACGCTAATCTCAAACACGCCAGAGTAGGGTACGATTTGTTGGCTTCCAATAGAGGCTTTAATAGTTGCGTATGGGAATAATCTTAATCCCCTCCTATTCGCTACGCATACATTAAGCCCCGAAATTGGCGTTAATAGGCTCGCTAGTGCGTCCTCTATCTTAAATTGGGGTGATGTCATATGCTAGTGCAAGATATGTCTAGGGAGAGCGTTTTTGCCCAAGTCCTATTCTCTGCCCTAATATCTGGTGATTCTGACGATACATTAGCCAAGAATACCTTGAGCGTGGCCGTGGTTAGAACACTAGCGAGATTAGGCTCTTGATACATTACTTGCAAAATCTCTTCAAACTTGGCATCGAAAGTTGATCTTGTCGTTGTGTCTGCCCTAGTCGCATAGGTGATTGTGGCTGGGCAACGAAATACGCCAGAGTAGGGTATGATTTCCTCTGACCCAATAGAGGCTTGAATTACTAGGTTGGGAAGCAATCGTTGGCCTTCGGTGTCGCTCTTGTAGATATTAACCCCAGAAATACTCCCCAAGGCTGTTGCCAGCCCATTCTCAATCTGACGCTCGATTGAGATCATTAGGTCGTTGGGTCAGCTATATCGATTGTGTAGCTAACGCCATCAGCACTTTGTTGATACCCAGCAATCATCCTCTCTGCCGTTCCTACTGTTATATAAGCCCCGATAGTTACTGGCGAGGAAATGGCTGATGCACGCACAACCATACTTTGCGTAACTCTCAAAATCTCTCCACCCACATCTAGCTCTTGTGCAATCGTTAAGTCGGTAACAGAGGCAGATACAGCAGAAGAACCAAGCCCGGTGACAACTGTATATAGGTCTCCGATCATATTTGTAAGATCGGTTGAGAAATAGGTGGTATCGATTGTCCCCGCCATAAACCCACCCCTTATGTCAATTTATCTCTACGCTATCCCAAATAAAGATATTATCCTTGGCAAATGGCTCGATTGTCTGTGGAAAATAAACAACCCTGCTTTCTTTCCTTACCCCAGCGGCGATTGCCATTTGACCACTATCTATTGACCAAAACTCATTAGCCCCCCTGATTGCCCTAGCCAACTCTGGGATGCTTGGGGCTGTGTAGGTTTTCAATCCCTTAATCTCAGTACCCTCTTGGCATAAAACAAAGAAGTTATCCCCGCCGCACTTCTTCCTTGCTTCAACGATGATTTGCAGGGGGTCTCTTTTGTGCCCTTGGCTTATTCCAAAGGGAGCAACCATATTATAGGTTTCTGGCAATCCTTTGGCTGGGGCATCGTCCAGCCTATCAAACAGAATATCCTTGGGGTCTGCCTTGTTAATATCTGGGTGTGCATACACAAACTCTGTCCAAGTCTTATTTGAGAAACGATATTGTTGGTATTTGTTAGGCCAAATCTCAAGGTCTATCACATCGCCCTTGTTCCCAACCTTTACATAGGAAACCATCTCAAAGATTCCGTGATATTGGGGTAAGCAATCAAAGAGTACCTCGTGGCCTTGGTCGGCTAGATATTTGCAAGCTGGGAGGCAACGGATGATGTCTCCTAGCCTCTGCGAATATTTGATTGTTTTAGCAGTCATCGGCTACGCTCTTATCGTGGAGGTGGGGGAAGTATTCACTCAATCGAACTGGGCCGATAGTATTTTGCAATTCCTTCCACCCATCCACCAGCCCCTTGTAGCCATAAAAATCTTCCTTAAACTCAACTTGTTTCTGGATTGCGTAGGCATAGTGGTTGAATACTAGCCCCCAAGTTTCAGTCACTCCCCTTGGGACTAGGCGAGACTGGATGTTTAGGCGGGGCGGTTCGTGACTTGTGAAGCAAACATTCTTTCCCCACTTCCAAGCCCTCATCCACTCATACCAGTTTGAGCCGTAGCCCTCCCTAGTAACCACTCGCTTATTTTCTCCCACAAAGAAGTTACAATGGAACTGCATCGTTGCCCCCTCCTCTGCACCCTTTAGGCATTCATAAATCCCTTCGATCTGTTCTGCTCGCCACATCTCATCAGCATCCACCTCCATAACAACGCCATCATCCACGCCGAATAAGGCTTGCTGAATCATCTCTAGTTTTCCGTTGAAGGGCTTGCCCTGAGAATAAACAACCACATTCCCGCCTTGGATGCTTTCAAGATATTCGTGCGTTCCATCTATGCTCTTAAAATCCTTGTGCCATTTATCGGGAACTTGCTTGCACCACCGGGTGCATCCAACTGGCTCGCTAACTCCCTCGACAATCCTCCACCTCCAAGGAATCTTGAGCTTTTGAAACTCTGCTAGATGCTTTTCAATAAAAGGCATTCCATTAAGAACGATGGTAAAAATGGTTAGCATAATTGGAAGATGGCCGCACCATTCCTCACCGCCAAATCTTCCCATAGCAGTTTAGAAAATCCCTTGAGCTTGTTGTAGTTTGCCAAGTTCTTGATGTCGTTGACATCGTCCAAGGCGATGATTGCCTTCTCTGCTAGGAATGGCCTTACGCAACGAAGTTCGGCCTCACCAGAAAAGGGTGAGCCATCAATCAGAACAAAGTTAAAATCTACATTATGCTCAAAGTGGATGTCCTCGATTGCGTTGGTGCTGTAAGGTTGAGCAAATTCTACACATTCGTGATACCATCCGAGAACTTGATCTAGGGGATATTGATTGAGGGTGGTTTTGTTTGTTCCGTAAAACTCTGCTACATCCAACTGGTTCATCCATAGCTTCGGGAGGGTTGCCGTTCCATTGATCGAAACGCCTCCCCTTGCTGATAGATTCATCTAATGCCTACCTATGCGGTCTGGGTGGTTCTCTATGCTGAATAGCCTTTTTGTCCGAATACATTGAGTTGAGCCATCCCCAGTTCCTCCACCAATTTCTAGTCCAACATCTAATCCCTCACTATATTTTGCAAGGGCTTTCCCAAATGAATCGTTAATCGTTACTTCTTGCATTTCAATTTCTCTTCTAAAGCCTTGCGAATCACATAGGCAATTACTGCCTCTTTGTCGTGCTTCAATGCGAGCATCCCAGCCTTGTATAAATCTTTCTCGGCTCTATCATCATAGCTCACATCCACCTCAACCATCGGGGGGACTGGCCGAGCCTCGCCAAAGCGAATGATTCCAGCCTTACGATTGCCAGTTTTGGCTTTTGCGTTTTTCATAGATGGCTTTTCCTTTCTCATAAAATTCTGGCTTGTTGTGGTTTTTAAGTTGTTCGTCTGGGTTGCCCCCTGCAAACATAGGGTTCTCGTGCCTAAAGACCAAGTCCCTAGCTTCAATTACGCAATCATCAGCGTAGGCTCTTTCCGTGAACTCGTTGTCGGAGTATATGCCGTCCGAATCTTGGTAGCTTGGGTGGAACATATAGCCCCCCTGCTTCCGTAGCCTCTTTTGCGTTAGGATGGCCATACAAAGCAGTTTGTCGGTTCGGAGGCCATCTGATACTGCCAGTACCCTTTCGGCCTCTAGGTTGTCGATTCTGCTCAAAATTAAGGCATCCCAGTACCTTGGTGGACTCCAATCATCACTCATTTGCACAATAACCTCGCTTTTTGCCATCTTTGCCCCCTCGTTCCAAGCATTGATAATTCCACCCGGATTAACTCTTTTTGCATCGTGGAGAGTGTAATCAACTGCCTCATCGTGATCGACCATAAACAGCCACTCGACTGCTAGGGGTTCTTTAGCTAAAGCCAACCATTGCATCTTCCTCTGAAAGGCCAACTGGGGGCGGCCTCTCGTAGCGTGGACAATGCTTATCTTTGGCTTGGGATACATATTCACCAGCTTGGCTACTTCCTCTTTTTGGCCGTAGCAGATAGAGGCCATTCGGTATCCATCGAGGGCTTGCCAATCGTAGACAGCGTGAACTTGATTCCAGTAGTGAAGGTTTGGCTTTGGCATAGCCATACAAGCCCTTCCAGAATGCCAAGCCTTTGCCCAATCTCCCCTTGCGGAATACTCTGCCATCAAATAAAAGTAAGCCTCTCTGCGAATAGGATTAACCCCAATAGCTTCCCCCAAATACCTAAATCGCTTCTCGTTGGGTGAGCATCTGCCAAGGTTGCATAAAAGTTCATATTTGAGAGTCTCGTCTAGGTCTGGGAATGCCAAGGCTCTTTCCCCCACCTCAATCGCTTTATCCACTTGCCCCCGCAAGAAAAACTCTTGGTGCTGATAGTAAAGATTAAATGGGGTAGAGGTTAGCTCGTCTGCTAGGATGCGATGGTTTCTATCTGCAGAATCTGCCTTGCTTGTAATTGGGCGATGAATCCTAAATATCTTATCAATCGCCAATAGCTTATTTTTGTCGTTTGGCTCAAGGGCTTCGTGAACTCTGTTCCTCCATCTACCGCACCCCTTACGCAAGGCCATCTCTCGAATAGGATTCAG